CGTGAAAATATAACCGCTTACAGGTTCGCCCCTCAACCATCCTGATACTACATCTATCAATGTATCCTGTGCCGCTGTGCCTGTCCCTGCTTTTGCAAAGAATTGAACTATGATCATGCCTTTGTGTTTGTAGTTGACATTGGTAACACCAAATTCCCTGCTTTCCTCGCTGCTTTCCTTGATAATAAGCCCTACCCATGTATCAGAATCAGGAACAGGAAACTTGACATTCTCAATTTTAACATGGTCTGCGTTATATCCTGCTGCTGCCCATTTCGTCATAAAATAGGCTTGTAATGCGTCTTTTGCTGTGTTAATGCTCATTATTCCATCCCTGCCGCTTTTGCAACTGCTTTCACTTCATCACCAAAGTTTGCAATAACATTTGCTATCCAACCATCTGCCGCCTGCTGGCTATGCCCTTTTTCAAGTTCTTCCAGGTAATCAGTGTTGTTGAATATCCAGTAAATCAGTGCATTCTCAACTTTTGGCGGTAATGGTGCAACATTGGGACTAAATGATTCAACAGTGCTGTTATCAGGCTTTGTTTTCATCTGCCAATTAGCCCGCGCTCTGCCTGTGTCTTTTGGGGTTGGTGTCATGAGTTTAACCCACAATCTGAACACAACGGCTTTAGTAAATTTCATCAATTCAGGTTTTGAAAACTTTGCAGCAAACTTGCCTACCTCACGATTAAACTGTTGTGCATTTGCTGTAACATCAATGAAACCTCTACTCATTATTTACCCCGCCAATCATTGAACAATGCAACTATTCCAGAACCGATAACAAGAACAAATACAACTATCAATAACTCAAGCATCCCCGGAGTCCTCAATTTTCCTTGCAAGAACCCTGAATAATATTCCTGTTCCTGCGCTTTCATCAGAAGCAATTACAACCTTGTATTTCAGTGAGTTTTGATAAAGAATATTTCCTTCCTCGGGCTGCGGTCTGGTTGTCGTGCTTGCGCTTGACTGCTCAACCCATGAGCTATTGTAGCTGATGGCTGTTTTTGTATACACAATCAGGAATTCCTTGTCAGTTGGGAATATTTCAGGCAGGTTGGATTGCAAACTTCTGCCGCTGCTCCATTTATTATCCTCGATAGAATAGTAAGTGTAACCGGTATATGTAGGGCTTGAAAAAGAGCGTGTTGACTTGTTGTAAGTTCCAGGGGAATGAACACGCAATACACCTGACTGCTTCAGGTTTCCCTGTCGCTTCATCATAGCGATTGCGCCTGTCCATTTACTTTCAAGCTTGCCCATGTTAAACCCTTACAAGTGTTGCTGTGCTGCCCTGTGTGTTATTGAGATACAACCATAGTAAGTCCTCAATCTCAGGGTATGTTGTCCCCATTGGTGCATTGGAATTCCATACTGTTTCAATCGGCCCTAGCCTTTCCTTTTCAATCCATCCAGCCCTATCCTGATCCGTGTTCAGTTCTTCTTCATTAGCCATTCGTGCAGCTACTTCACACTGAGCATAGCCCAAGTAATCAGGGTACAGACCGTCAATAACACGGCCCTGATTATCATAGCCGATTCTAGGCCATGACAAAACCTGTGTTGACACATACAAATCACCTACCCATGTATTGCGATAGGCATTATCCAGGTAGCGGGTTGCCCTTGTAAGAAATTTCTCTTTTGCTGCATCAGCTAGCGCATCCCATACTGTCGGATAATCGCCCGGCATTGTAGCAATGTAGGTGTCTGCATCCGCTAATGTTATATAAGTGTCTGTACCCTGAGTTAAGGCCATTTTATCTCCTTGTTACGATACTGCTCTCTGTGGTGTAGGTGCTTCTTTCTGCTGCGGTTCTTCACCCCGGAAATAGCGTATTTTTACATTTACTCTGCTTATCTGCGCCTCAGTAATAGGATGCTTCAATCCGCGCTGGCTGATTTTGTTCATTCTGCTGCGCAACCTGTCTCGCCTGAATCTTGTTACTTTTTCGGAAAGTTTCTTTTCCATGTTTTCGATGACTTCAATGTGTTCAGGATTGTCGGTTTCGTACACATAAACCTTCTTAAATTCACCGTTTGTTCCGTCAACCACCATTTCTTTCTTAAACTGAATAACTTCACGTCCGTCAATGAAATATGAAGTTGGTAGCGGTTTCTGTTCCTCGAATAAAGGGTGTTTTATAAACTTAACCTTTTTAGTTGCTTTCGCCATTCGTCTTTATCTCCTTTGTTCAGGGGCGGGGTGCGCCTTCTGGCTAACACCCCTGAAAAGAATCATGCCCTGTCAATAATTTAAAATGCTAATTCCTGCCAATAGGAATTATGCACAGTAGTTGTAACTCCTGTCTTATCCCAATTGTCACCCGGAACCCACTGTTTATAGGTCTTTAAGTTAACGATTCCTACCGCTATCCTGCCTTTAGTGCGCTTTGGTATGATTGATGTTTCAAGACTTGTCTGAGTGCATACTGACTGGCTGATTGTGAATGTATCTACTGATGCACCCGGCACAGCTTCGACAAGAAATACACACTGATAACCAGCCTCCACCGTGTCAAAGCTTGTTAAATCTCCTGTAAAATCAAAGATTTCAGCAGTTGCACCAAGTTCAGTAATATAGCCAGCGTAGACAACTTCAGTGCTGATGAAAGCAAAATCGTCTGAACCGTCAGCACAAGCAAGTGAAGGAGTATATACCCCACTTGCATTAATTTTAGTGTGCGGCCCTATGACATGGTTAGCTGCAAAATCGTCAATCTCTTCCAGCCGATCTTTAACAACCTGGTCAATGCGGTTGTCAAGCCATTTCAAATAGTTCTCTGTTGCCCCCACCTGGAAGGTAAAAGCAAGCAGAAAAACCATTATTATAAGCGTTTTACCCATATTACCCCCTTATGAAGTTGCAAGGCCAGTAATCTTGCCGTGGTATTCCTCAGGGCCATAGTCAACACCCATCTGACCATACACATGACCGTATTCAACCGCACCCGCTTTAGCAAGGTTTTCATAAAAGAGGAAACCTTTTTCAGGTACAGGGCAACCTACAGGGTTAATGAAAGCCCTGTCAGCGATAAGCACTGTGCCTGCGCTTACATGATAGTCGAACTTTACCGCAACCTTGCTGCCAAGCAGTGGGATGTAAATTTCGTTGATTGAAGTTCCACCAACCATGTTTGATCTTTCCTGAAGTCCATACAGTTCGTCAATTTCCTGTACATGAAAAGCGGCTGTATAGATACACAGGTCGCGGCAAGGTGCGCCCGCTTCTTTCATCTTCTTAACGACACTGTTGATGTGAGCTTTTGTCAGGTTCGCAGAACCGGCGGCAACTGCACAAGTGCTGATGCCTGCAATCAGTCCTCTTGTCTGCGCTGATGTGGTGTTATCTGTTGATGTTGCAAAAGTACCATTCAGGAATGTGTAGTTCGCGTCAGTTGACACCTGCGCAACATGAGCTTCAATCTGGAAAAGAACAGCGTTCATTGCTTCATTTGGCTGTCCCTGTGCTGCAAGTGCTGTGATAGGGTCAGCAAGCGCGGCCTGTTTGAGCTGGTTTGTAGTGGACATATTTTTGTATGAAACATCCACTGTTTCCTGAAAAATCTGATTTGTGTTCAAGTCCTGCCCACGTGCATAAGTTGTGCCTGTAGGTGCTGTCCTTGCGTCTGTTTCGTCAATGTCCGGCTGACTTCCTGCGTCCAAGCTCCAAGGTGAAGCCATTGCAAAATCGAACTGTCCAATCTGTAGGAAATTCCGAGGCATTACAATGCCCTGAGAATAAACAAAGTCACCGCCTGCAATGTCTGCAAGAAACGCGTGTCCCATTTCTGCGGAAACCTGGAATATTTTTCCTACATAATTCGGATTGTTGTGATAATCTGTTACTGCTGCTGTGCTGCCCATAATTTAACTCCTTAGTATTTTACTCGCCTTGTTTTGCTAGATAACTAGCCGTGTCGAGTGTTGAAACAGTGTTGATATTGTTACCCTTCAAATCTTTCAGGGCAGCCTTTCTTGCTGCTTCAACGCTTGCGGGTGGCGCATTGCCGCCCTTGCTTCCAGGTGCCCCGCCCCCGGTGTTTAGTGGTGCTGATACAAATTTCTTTGCTGCCGGTGTTTCTGCAAATTCATTTAAACCCTGTTCAAGTGTCTTGCCATCGAACAGCACATTATATTCTCCGTTGTTTTCCACAACTTCTATTTTATCTTTCAGCATTGCCTTGACTGCTGGAAGGATATCAGCATCGTTGATGTTATGCTTCAAAAGTCCTTCCGTTAACTGCCTGTCAACTTCTTTTGTCTTGACAAAGTTTTCTGCCTTGTCTGCCCTTGTTTTCTCCGCCTCAAGTGCCGCCCTGTGCTGCGCTCTTTCAGCCTCTAGAATCTTGTCAAACTCGCCTGCATCCCTCAGATTCTTTTTGTCGATTTCATCAATCTTTTTCTGTGCCGCTCTTGCCTTTTCGGGGTCTAAGCCCTCAAACGCTTTCAGTGATTCCTGCAATTTCTTCTTTTCCTCAAGCAACGCATCACGGTTTTTCTTTAAGCCTTCTGTGTCTTTTGTTGCCTTTGAAATTCCATCAGCTATCGCCTTTTCGTTTTCTGCAAGAATCGCCTTCGCCTTTTCTTCTGACAGCCCTGCCGCCATTAATTCTGCTAGTGTCATTTTTTCCCCTCCGGGTTAGTTTGATTTTCTGTTGACTCTTTCAGTCAACTGATCTATTGTAAGCGGTCTGCCCGCTTGATTAACCATGTCTTTGAAATCAAGATTGCCTTTCTTGTACAGGTCATATTTCTTATCACCCAAAATATCCCTTTGCCTTGCAACTGAGCGAGAATTGAACCAATCAGCATATGATGTTTTATCACTGACTTGCCCGTCCATGCTTGCTTTCGTTCCAGGAACATTATCAAGTGCTTTGAATTCCGAAAGTCCCAATTCATCCATTGATTTTAGTACAGGCAACTGGTCACAGCGGCACTGATAATGTGCAATTGCACCCGGGAAAGGTGTGCTGTGTCCAATCGGGTTGTTATCCAAGTCCCACACAAGCCCGTCAAGCGGTCTGCATACCGGACAAGTACGAGTGTCCAGTGTAGCTGCCCACTGCTTGCCCTTTATCATGTCGTCATTTTCTTCAAAGGATTTCATTCTGGCGGTGTTTGAAACTGTCTGAACTGCGGTTCTCACAATCTTTGTTGCATCATTGTTTGACACCTGCATGATGCCGCCCGCATATTCATACACGCGCTTAACTTTACCGCCTTTAATCACATTCCTATATTTTCCGGTTGAAGTTCCCCGCACTCGTCTTATCATGGCATCCATGCCCTCACCGAGTGACATCCCCATCTGTATTTCACGTGTGAAGCGTTTAAGCGTTTCGCCGCTGAATGTTCGCCACCAATCAGAATTAACTGCTCCCTGAATCAATGCGGCATCAGATATAGTAGCTATCTGTGTAGCTGTAAAACCTACATTTGCAAGCTTCACGCCCAATTCTTTATTTATCGCTTTGACGGTAAAATCCATTTCAAGTTGTGCAACCTTGCGCAAGTCCTGTGCGGCAAGTTCTTCAATGGCTTTGTATGCCTTATCAATCTTGACCGCAACTTGCTTTTTAAGCTGGAGAAATCTTTTTCTTGACCTAGCTGTCAAATTCACTTTTGCAAGTTTTGTGACAAGTTCATCCTCCAGGTCATGCAGAACACCAAGCACACGCAACTGTAAATTAGCCTCAAATCTGCTAACATTTGTTGCGTGGTCTAGTATTTCGTCTGCAATTTTCCTGTTGATATTTTTAGCCATTATTTCTCAATAACCGGTGTTATACTAGGTTCTTCCCTGTCGATTGCGCCTTGTTCATCCTCAACTGTGCGGTTAGGAATTGTATATTCACCCTTCTGCAAGTTGTGGTAGAATGTTTCGTAACTTATGCCGCCCATCTGCCATGCGTTCAACAAAGCTGTAACCATCTGGAAATCAGCCATAAGCGGCATATAATCAGTGTTCATAGTTACGGTTATTTCACCTTCAAGCCCCATCCAATCGCGCGCAGTTTCAAGACATTTTGTAATTACCATGCCAACCAAATTGGCTCTGTCTGCGAGTGTTGCCGATTCTCCGGAACGGTTTATCTGTGCTGTCTGTGCTGCCTCTGCTGCCTTCTTTTCACCTGCCAAAAGTCTAGCGCCAACCTTAGCCATCATCTGCTCTTTGTCTTTCATAGCATTCGCCATTGGTTCAAGCCCATGTCCCTGAAACTCAAGGTAAAAGGCTGTTGCGCCCTCTGGCAGTTTCCAAGCTGCGGCTGAACCAATTGCAAATACTTCATTATCCGGTCGTTGTGATTCCCTGATTCCGGTTATCACTGCCGTTGGAAGCGCAGTGTAATGCAAGGCGTGTTCATTGTCTGCACTTGTGTGATAATGTGAAATATTGATATTTACAAGGTCAATCAGCATCGGTTTTTTGACTTCTGAAATGCTCATGTTATTGCCGTTGAAGTAAAAGAACGGAATGTAATCAAGCGGCTTTCCATTCATTAATGGAGTTGTTGGCCCTTCAATGACCACATATTTGTTGTTTTCGTCTTTTGCGTGAACTTCTTGTGTGTACCATCCTGAATCATTGATGTAGAGTTTTCTATACACTTCTATTTCTTCCATGACGTAAGGATCATCTTCCTGTGGTTCTTCCCTAACTTCTTTCAGGATAATCCACTCAATGACTTCCTCAGTATTGATTATGGTTGTTTTCCAATTTATAATTGATTCAGTGTTATAAAAGCTGAAATATGGCTGAATCTTCATTGATTCAACCTGATCAACTGTGCGGGTTATAAGCCTGCCCTCTGCGTCAATGATATCGGTTTGAGGGAAGTCCACAAGCACACCGCCCCGGCTGACTGCCAACATTTCATCCATACATTTTCGAGTAAATGAATCAAGGTTTTCGCCTGACGCGGTTACCGAATTTTTAAAGCTGTCCATTCCTGCCGGCATATCAACCACCATGTCTTTGCGGAATACAAGACCGAGTAGAACCTGATGTGTGCGCCCGGTCGCATTGTAGAATAACGCTCTGGCTTTATATTTTTCATACTGTTTTGATGTCTGACCTTCCAGCATGGGCAGAAAACGCCTATCATCAAGGCGGTTAGTGTCGTTGATTGAATCAGCTGCCTTTATCGCGTCCTCGCCTTCGATGGTCATTCGGCATTTAAACCACTGATTTTCGTATGCTTCATATCGTTTGTTTTTGGCATCAATTGGCATTTAGTACACTCCCGCTAGTGTTGTCGCGCTTCCTGTAACGTTCTCAATTGGATATTCGTAATGAATCATATAGCCAACCGCATCAGTTAGAT